CCAGGAACTCTATGATTTAGTCAGTGAGGTTGTCTTTGACGCTGAACCTTATAACTGATGAAGGCGGCTTCTCTAGCCAGCTTTCCCTACAGGACCGCAACCGACTGCGGTCTATCGTCCGCGCAGTCCATCTGCGACACTATCCCAAACACATGCTGACCAATCTTGAGGTCGATAAGCTAATCGACGCATGGGGACCAGAGGTTGCTGGCCGAATTGTAAAGCAAGCCATTGATAGCGGGTCGATTGACTGATGTTCTCATACAAGCCTGGCGGCGAAGTCCTCAAAGCATTCATGAAGGATAATTCCTTCTTCCGAGGATTGCGCGGCCCGGTTGGATCTGGGAAGTCAGTGTGCTGTGCTGTTGAAATATTCCGGCGTGCCTTGCAGCAAGAGCCAGGTAGGGACGGCAAACGCAAGACCAGATGGGCTATCGTCCGAAATTCCTACCCGCAACTGCGGACTACCACCATCAAAACCTGGCTTGATTGGTTCCCAGAGGACGTCTGGGGCAAGATGTTGTGGCATCCGCCGCCCTATACCCACCACCTAAAGCGTGGTGATGTAGAGATGGAAGTCATATTTCTAGCCCTCGACAGACCCGAAGATGTCAAAAAACTCCTATCATTGGAGTTAACAGGCGTCTGGATTAACGAAGCACGCGAAATTCCCAAGACAATTGTTGACGCCTGCACCATGCGCGTTGGCCGATTTCCCTCTATGAAGGACGGAGGACCTACATGGTATGGCGTAATCTGCGATACGAATGCCCCGGATGAGGACCACTGGTGGCCAATCATGTCCGGTGAGGTTCCGCTGCCTGACCACATTGGGCGCGAAGAAGCACTGATGTTGATCAAGCCTGATACCTGGAACTTTTACAATCAGCCTGGTGGAATGGTTGAGGAGAAGGACCAGGATGGTACGCTACAGTCCTATAAGCTGAACCCAAAAGCTGAGAATCGCTCTAACCTGACGCCGCAGTATTATCCAGACATCATCAAGGGTAAGGCAAAATCATGGATTGATGTGTATGTTCTGAACAAATTTGGCAGTTTGTCCGACGGAAAGCCTATCTATCCCATGTTTACAGACGAGTTGCACATTGCGAAAGAACCGATACTGCCGGTCGCTGGCCTTCCAATTATCATTGGTATGGATTTCGGTCTGACTCCGGCGGCGGTATTCGCCCAGAATGTGCGTGGAAAGTGGCTGATTCTTGACGAATTGGTAGCGGAAGATATGGGTATCGTCCGGTTTGCGGAACTGTTTCGCAAGGAGTTTGCTGCAAACTTCCCGGCTATGCAGGCAATGGTGTATGGAGATCCGGCTGGTGACTATCGTGCCCAGACGGACGAACGGACCCCATTCCAGATCCTGCGTACCGCCGGGATCAAAGCATACCCGGCTGGAAATAACGATGTTGCCCTGCGCCTTGAAGCAGTATCTGGTGCATTGAATAGGCTAATCGACGGACAGCCTGGGTTTATCGTTGATAAGAAGTGCGTTAATCTTATCAAAGGGTTCCGTGGCGGCTACCAATACCGCAGGATGCAGGTGTCTGGCGCGGAGAGATACGAGGAAAAACCCAATAAAAACAAGTTCTCCCATGTTCATGATGCCTTGCAGTATGCGCTGATTGGAGGTGGCGAGGGCCGTAACCTGCTATCATCTGGTAGAAATACAAGGCCAGTTGTAGCCCGGCAGTCCTTTGACGTGTTCTCAAGGCCGGGCATGAAGCAGCGACCCACACGGATTAGGTTTGGTCCATTGTAAACTTTATTGACTTATAGGACAGGTTCAGTAAAAGAGGTGACATATGTGTTTTTCAGCTCCCAAACCACCGCCCATTCCGCCGGAAGATCCAGAAGTTGTTGAACAGAGGCAAGCCGCTAAAGAGCAGGCCTCCTTCGAAAAGACATCAGAAAAAGAAGCACGCACTCGTGACGCCCAGATGCGTACTGCGGGTATGGGTTTCCGTACTCTTTTAACCGGTTCTCGTGGTGGCATGGGGTATGGCCGGGGTTTGCTGGGATAAATGATAAACAACTCCGAATCACTTCCTACGTTGACGGGGGATCTTGTCGAGCAACTCTCTGCAAGATTCAACCGCGCTAAACGAGTTCGTGAAAATTGGAACTCAAAGTTTGAGGAGTGCTATGAGTATTCTATGCCAGCCCGTGAGTCTTTCTATGAAGAAAGTAATGGCTCCGTAAAGACGGATAAGATCTTCGATGAGACGGCTGTTGTCGGTGTTCAGGAATTTGCTTCGCGTTTGCAAGCTGGCATTGTACCTAACTTTGCTCGATGGGCTGAGTTGGTGGCTGGGTCTGAAGTACCGCCTGAAGAATCTAGTGCGGTCAATCGCGCTCTGGAAACGGTAACCGATTACATCTTTGAAGTCCTTCAGAGTTCTAACTTTGCCCAGGAAGTGCATGAGTCCTTTCTGGATCTTTCGGTTGGAACGGCCTGTTTACAGGTAACAGAAGGTGATGCAATTAATCCTGTCCGCTTTACTGCTATTCCTTTGACGCATCTTTACCTTGATTGTGGGCCTGATGACCGCATTGACCAGGTATTTCGCTATAGGAATATGCGAGCAACAAACATTAAGGTGGCCTTTCCAAAGGCAACTTTATCCATGGACATGCAGGATAAGCTAAGATCTGGGCATGATGAGTATGTAAAACTGGTAGATTGCACCTACAGAATCTATGCTTCTGTAGAAGAACAGTACCAAAGAGTAGTGTTTGACCCTAAAGAGAAGCACATTTTCTTCTCTGAAACGTACAAAGGTACAGGATCTAACCCATATATTCCTTTCCGTTGGGCTAAATCTGCCGGTGAAATCTACGGTCGCGGCCCCCTGATGAACGCAATGCCAGCGATCAAGACTTGCAATCTGACTGTGCAGATGATTCTTGAGAACGCTCAGATGTCTATCTCTGGTATGTACCAGATGGAGGATGATGGCGTTGTTAATCCAGATACAATCCAGCTGGTCCCCGGTACAATTATTCCTGTTGCGCCTGGATCATCTGGTCTTAGAGCGGTCGGCCCTGCTGGCAACTTTGATGTTGCACAGTTAGTGCTTCAGGATATGCGAATGAATATTCGCAAGGCGCTCTATAATGACATGTTAGGCAACCCGGATAGAACTCCAATGTCTGCGACTGAAGTTTCGCAGCGGATGGCGGATCTATCCCGGCAGATTGGTTCAGCGTTCGGTCGGTTGCAGGCTGAGTTGGTTGGTCCACTACTGCAACGGGTTGTCTATATTCTGAAGAAACAGGGTCGCATCAATATCCCTACAGTCAATGGCCGAGAGATTAAGATCCAGTCTACTAGCCCATTGTCTCGCGCTCAGTCGCAGCAGGATATTGTTGTCTTTGACCGCTTTGTTGAGTTGGTGCAGGGCCGTTTTGGCCCGCAGCTTGTTAACCTTTTGGTTAAGAGTGAAGAGGCTGCAAAGTATTTGGCCGATAAGTTTGGCGTACCAGAACGCCTGCTGCGATCCGATGCGGAACGTGGTGAAATGATGGCACAGATTGCTATGCAGTTAGGTGCCGCACAGTCTGGTGGTATGCCTGCTATGGGAGAAGCTGGTGGAGCAGAAGTCGCGCCCGGTGGTGGGGCCTGACGGTAATATCCGTACACCCAAACAGGAAGATGAACTTAATAAAATCTTTGCCGGTGTCTTTGCAGGACAGGGTGGCAAGGAGATTATTCGTTATCTTCGCAGCATAACAATCGAATCTGTAGCTGGTCCCGCAATTAATTCAAACGAATTAATGCACAAGGAGGGCCAGAGGTTTATTGTTGGTATCATTGAACAGAGAATAGCGAGAGGTCAAAATGAACGATAGTCTTATTTCGGGTGACTCCCCGCAGGATCAGAATAGCGAAGCGGCAAATGACGTGGATGTTTCACATGAAACACAGCAGCGTCCTGATTGGTTGCCGGAAAAGTTTTGGGTAGATAACCAGCCAGCCTATGAGTCTTTGGCTAAATCCTATGGCGAACTAGAGACACGGTTTCGATCAAAGGATGAATCCCTTCGAGAGTCCATTATTGAAGAATTGTCCGCCGAAGCAATAGCTAATCGCCCGGCAAAGGTAGAGGATTACGAACTACCTGAGATTGAGAGCGTAGATCTCCAGCAGCTTGCGAACCATCCACTTACGGAGTGGTGGGCAAATTTTGCCTACGAAAACGGATTTGGGCAGGATACCTTCAAGGAAGGCATCCAGAAATATCTTGAAGCCAGGATGACGGATGTTCCAGATTATGAGCGGGAAATGGAAGCTATTGGCGATAATGCTTCTGCCCGCACCCAGGCAGTAGGTCTATGGGCATCCAAGAACCTGGGACAGGACGAGATGGCTGCTCTTGAGCAGGTCTGCACAACGGCTGCAAACTTCAAGTTGGTTGAGAAGCTGATTGCTATGGCTGGTAATCAGGGGAATCCAGACGCAGTAACCGAGTCTGTGCCGGAAGTAGACGAAGCTGATGTTAGGAAGATGATGATGGATCGCCGTTACTGGTCCTCACAGGATCGAGATCCTCGCTTTGTTAAGCAGGTAGAGCGATTCTTCCAGAAAAAGTATAACGCCTAATGCAAATTAGATACGTCGAAATGGCGGATATAGACCAGTGCATACAACTGGGATATGCCATGCACCAGGAAAGTGTGTATCGAGTGCATCCTTATTTACCTGATAAGGTGGCATTTTTGGTGCAGACTTGCATAGAAAGTCCTGAATATGTCGGTCTTGTGGCGGAACATTCTGGGCAAATTGTGGGCTTTATGGCTGGCATTGTGGGCGAAAACTTCTTTTCAAACACCAGGTATGCCAACGACATAGCCCTGTATGTGCATCCAGAAAACAGAGGCAGCACGGCTGCTGTTAGACTGGTAAGCCAGTTTCTGACATGGGCTGATAGTATGGGGTGCGATGAGGTTCGATGCGGAATCACAACCCAAATTAACGATCCTATAGCCATCAAATTGTATAAACGGTTTGGATTCCGAGAAGGCGGCATTTTGATGGTAAGGTGATTAGTCCATTGAACTTTACTTTCAATTGGAAAAGTAATGCGTCATAGGCCCGTGTATATTAGGCTTGAGCCCCTTGTGGATAACTCGCTGCCGGGTATCGTCGGACAACCTTAGAACCAAGGTTAT